TGGTCTATCATCAATACGAATTTGATCAGATATACGATTAGATGATATTAAGTCTGGTCTTATTTGTATTGGTCCACCAGGAGGTGGTGCTAGTGGCACTTGAGGTATCGGTTGTTGGCCGCCAATTGCATCTACTCTAGGCCTTAAAAAAGGATCATCGGTTGGTGGTTGTAGAGGTAGGGGTAGATCATCTCTTCGTAATATTGGTCTACCAATAGGTCTTTGTGGTGGTTTTATCACCCCTAATTGTGGTGGTGGTGCTAAAGAGCTTGGCTCTTTGATAGCAGATATTCCACCGCCAACGCCTCCTACAGATATAGGTCGTTCAAGTCTTTTGTCTTTTACTCTTTGAAGTAAACCAGCTAATCCACCTTTTCTTCTTGGTGGCATAGGTGTTTTTTGATTGATGCTTTTTCTAACAATCGGCTTCATTATTTTAGATAATAGACCCATTATGCCATTCCTATTTTGTTGAACTGCTCAAAAGTTTTCATAAGCTTATCCATGTTCTTTGCACCTTTTTGTCTGTCAGGTTTGCCGTTTGGTATTAGCTCTATGCCAGTTTCTGTCTTTGTTACTTTAAATCCACCTAAACCATTATTTGCAGCAGAAGTCATTACAAACTCACCATCACTTAACATAGCAGGTATATCATCACTTGTTCCTGTACCTGGACCTATGCTTGGACCACCCATACGCATATCTAACTCATTAGCCATTGCAGATCTACCCATGGCAAATCTAGGTCGTTCTTGTAATCCACCCATAGCTGCTTGTTTTCTGATGCCTAGGTCAAAGCCTGTAAACGTAGGAGCTGGCATTAGGTCTGGTCTTATAGATTGTCTAATGTCTTTCATGCCACCTTCTCTTTCTTTGTAAGATTCTTTTACAGCTTTACCATAAAGTGCAGCCATAGCGGCCAAACCTGGATTTATACCGCCAAACCCACCACCTTGTATTGGGTTGCCATCTGCATCTACTTGTTGGTTACCCCCAAAAGCTCTATAAATACCACCGCCTCCAGGATCAAATCCTAGCTGGTCATCCATAAATTCTTGGAATGCATTTTGCTGTCCTGGTGTGCCACTAATGAGTCTGCTTATAAAAGATTGTTGATTGGGTTGCACTGTTCCAAAATTTGGATCAAAATAATCTTCACTTCCTACGAGCTGGTCATATTCGTCCATCTGTTGTTGACCAGGACCCATGAGGTTTTTAAATAAACCTTTACCATCTTCCCCTGGCAATACGTATTCTTTTGCACCACTAAATCCTTTACCAATGTTTCCTAAAAGACCAACGCCATCATCACCTTTAAATACAAATTCTTTAGCAGATCCTAAACTTTTACCAAGATTACCTAATAGACCAACTCCATCTGAGCCTTTTGTTAAAAACTCTTTTGCATTGCCAAAGATATTTCCTGTTTTACCACCTGTATATGATTTTGCGGGTGTAAATGCTGTTATTAAGTCGCCAATACCACCCTCGCCTTTTGCTATATTAACAATAGCTTTTCCCCTGTTATACATAATTGCAGGTCCCTGCCATGGTCCAGGTATTACTGCTGCAATTGGTGCAATCTTTTTGACTACTTTTTTTACTGATTTTGCTAGTTTCTTAAAAAAACCAAACTCTGCCATACCTGTTATAGGGTTGATAGACATACCTTGACCAACAGTGTATTCGTTAGGATCTAGTCCTACTGCCATCATTTCTTTTCTAATAATTTCTTGGGTTGCTGGAGAGATAACTGGTGGTACTACCATTTCTCCTGGTGCTACGTGGGCAAGCATAGAATCTTCTCCTCTTCCTAATCCTGCTATGCCTGTGCCTGAGTTGTCTATTCTATTCATGCTCAAATTATTCCTCAATACATTTTAACCAAAATACCAGTAAGTATCTATCTCCTGATTCTACTGCAAGTCCCCTGTGCATATGAGTAAAACTCGGAAAAATTAGAGCGTGGCCTGTAGGTAAAGGCTCGACTGTACCACGTTTCAAAAACTCAGTTCCGCCACCTTTGTACTTTCCAGTGTTCAAAGGAACTACCATACTTATATCAGCACTTGCATCATGATGCCAAGCACCTTGTTTTTTATCCTTTAAATTATAGTTGGCTATTTGTATTCCACCACCGTTTACGTGTCGATTCCAAATATTCAAAAATATAGGATTACCTATAGTATATATCGTATGGAACAAGGAATGGAAGATTTCTGGGCAATTATCTTGAAAAGTTATTTCGGGTATTTGACGCAGTTCATCCTCATCTGGGTTGGGTTGAAACCCATGAAATGCCTCTAAATTTTTCATTTCATCAAGCAATATTTCGCAAAACTTTTCTGAAAAGAAAGGCACTGTGTAAACATCTTTAAGGGGTTCTTGTATAATCTTATCTAATTCAGTGTCTTTTCGTTGTGTGTCGCCTTCTTGTTTGTAGAACTCCATTATCGGTTCTACTGATTGTGATACAGCATCAAACGTATTTTTATCTATATACCAGTCAGCAGGATGCTCTAAAAGTATGTTTTTGGTTTTGTATCTTAGATCCTCTGCTGTGTTGCTCATACGTTAATTGTGGTGCTACCTGCTATATTTATAGTAACTTTACCAACACTAGAAGTCATTTCAAAGCCTTGTGGTAGCGTTCTGTCTCCAATATCTAACCACTGATTGCCTGTATATACTTGTAAAACACCAACAGTAGTGTTCCAAATAATACTACCATCATTAAATTTGAGTGTGTTTTTTTCAGGATCACTGATTTGTCTAATATTATCTAGATCTACAGCACCAAGGTTTATTTCTAGTATTCTTACTAATCTGTTGAAAATATCAGATGTGACTTGTTCAGATGCTAGTGGTAGTTGAGTCTGTAGTAGTTTGCTCATCTTCTACCATCAGGTTTTATATCTATTCGTGTTGCTCCTAATCTCCAACCAATACCAAGATTACCATCGTCAGTAGCATCATCGTCTGATTCAAACCTTAAAGCTATCTGTCTTGACCTGCTACGAACATAAGCTTGTTGTGTATCTGCACTGATGGAACTGGTTGAATTGGTTGTAAGAGGGTCACCTGGGAAGTTTCTAGTCTTAAGAACTATGTTTACATTACAGTTGTTGTCGTCTTGAATAAACTTGTAATCAGGTATAATTCGTTTGATAAAGCTAAACTGTTCACCATCACCTATATCCATGTCAGAGCTTTCTATAAATACGTTAGTCATAGGTGAACCATCGTCATCAAAACCTACTTCTTGTTGGTAAAGATAGCCACCGTTTACAGCTCTCGGGTAATTAACAATACCAGAGTCTAACCAAGCAGTTCTTGTAAGTTGACCGTAAAACCATATCTGCTCTACATAGTTGTATATTACGTATCTATCTATTTCATCTGAACTAGATGAACAATAGAACCAACCTACCTCACTTTTATCTTTAATAGTAAATGCATTTATTTTGAATGACTGTGTAAGGTTTATATCAGTAAAAACATAGTTATGTACAGAACAAGGTAGTGTTTGTACGCTACCATTGTATGTGTAAAAGTTGTTGTAACTCATCCAGTAAACACCACTAGGAGTTGTTATTGCGGCTTTTGGACCTACTAGACCTGTTCCTTCATTTATTAGATTTATACCAAAAGTAAATGGAGGACCTATAAATTGCATACTATAAAGAGCTGTATCAGTCCAAACTAATATCTCTTGTCTAGCTTTTACACCACCAATAATTGATGATCCTGAAGATAATCTTAGAGACCCTGCTGTATTAGTAGATAATGGTTCAAAATCTAAAGCATTTTCTTGATCACTAAATGCAATAAGCATAGGATCTATAGTTCCTGTTCTTGCTGAACCAGATATAGGATCACAACCTAAAACAATAAGATGTCTGTCTTTTTCTGAAGTTATAACCTGTAAACTTTTTGTTGGTACTAAATTAGCACCAGAGATACCTGATAGTTCTACAGCTCTAGCTGATAATCCATCTTCTTCAGTCCACTTGTAAATACCACCGTTTCTTTGATTTATAATTAAATCTTCACCAAAGTTATCATGAGTCCATAGTCTTAACTGATTAGTGTTGCTTAAAGATGATGTACTGCCAAAAGTTCCTAATCCCCAACCATTTATACCCCAGCCAGTTCCAGGTATATATATATCTAAGCCCACACTTACTTGGTAAGCACCAACAACTGAAGATCCACCATTTCCAGTATCTGATGAATTTGCTGTAACAGTAACACCAGAAGTATTTTTTGCTTCTATAGTATAGCTATTGTCATTGACTATAGTCGCTATCTGATACTCTTGATTTAATACATTTGAGTTTATGTTACCACCTAATGATACAGCACCTGAAAATGTTACAAAATCATTCTGAACAGCACCATGAGCAGTATCAGTTACCGTAATAGTTGCATCTCCATTGGTTGCAGAAAAAGTTACATCACCAGCAGATGTAGTAGATCGTATAGGCGTAATATCATTGAAAGCACCACCAGATTCTACATAATATTTCCAAGTTGTACCTAAACCTAAAAATTTAGTACCTTCTAAAGAAATCCATGGATGTAAAGCCCTAGCTGTGCCTAAATATGTATTAATGGTAAGTTTTTGCCAACCACCAAACTTTTCTGGTCTGCCTTTTCGAAAACGTACTAAATTACAATCAAACCAACCGCCTTCGTTATCGTAAGCTGTTCCCTCTCTGTTGATACCTGGTCTAAATGTAAGCTTCTGCAACGGCATGGTTATACCTCATGCCATTCTTTGCCTTCAAACAACAAAGATTCTGCTTCTCTTCTTCTTATAAGTCCCTGTAATACTTTGCCACCAGCTTTATTCCAGCGTTTAATTTGTGCTGGTACACCTTCATAATCTTTAGCGTTTAGAACTTTTAACAAAGTTGAGGCTTTTAAATTTGCAGGTCCTAAATTAAATACCCAAGAAACTAGTGCATCAAACTGATTTTGTTCTAGATCAACTTCTACAAGATCATTTACATATCCTTCGTATTCTTCCATTTCATGTAACAATAAATTATCAGCATCTTCTTGTTTCATTGTATCGCCTTCTTT